ACTTTCCATGTTTTTGCCATTGTGTGTTCCTCCGTTTTTTTGTTTTTCCCTTGCGGTAACTGTATATTACCGCATTTCAGGAACATAGTCAACGGTATCCGGAGAAATATACTACACAAACATTGCAGGACTATTTTGTGTACTATATTTCTTCGATACGAGCCACAGCCCCTTGATTCAGGGGCTGTTTGGAAAGTGCAGAAAAGTTTATCTTCCAGTCATGCATTCCCATTCAAATTCGCAGGCATTTTCGTATTCCTCATCGAAAAGGACGTCGTCATCAATGTAATCTTCCTTGAAGTTGATTCTGTCAATGCCCTCAAAAATCGTTTCATTTTCTTCTGCATCTGCCTTTGCAAGGTCTTCTGCGTTTTTCTCAACCCATGCTGTGAACTCTTCATCGTCCATTCTGTCCTCGTTTTCAATTTCAAGGTCGTATTCGTAATCCGCATCAAACCAGGTGATGACCGCCTTTGTGATTTCGGTTCTTTCGTTCCAGTCCGTTCTGTTTGCCATTGCTCTTGCCTTTGCGATTCCGTATGCTATCATTGTGTTTTCCTCCGTATTTCGCGGTTTTTTGGTTGTTTTCCCTTTCGGTGATTACATATTACCGCATAGTGTGTATAATTGCAAGCGGCTAAACTGCCAGAATATACAGCTTGAAAATCGCCCCTGTATTGTGTAGATTATGACAGCAAAAAAGCAGCCGCCACGTTTGCGTTTGTGGCGTTGCTTTTCAAATTGGAAAGGTATTCGGAATCGGTTTTACTTGCCGTTACAGGCGAACGTGCGGGCTGTCAGTCCCTGATTGCAATCGGCATCAGACCGTTGGGTGTGGGAATGAAAAGTTCAATGTTCCAAAATCGCTGTCTGTACTTTTCCATAAGTTCAGGAGAAAGATCTGTAAAATCTTCTGCTCCAAGACCTGCGATGAAAAATGTGCCTTTGATGATGTCGCCTGTTTCAGGGAGCATTCTGTTCCACTCCGTATCGGATTTCAGCTTTGATTCGTCATCACAAACAAGTGCAATTTCATCTTCAAAAGGGTATATCGCTTGCAGATACCCGCCAACCGTTTTCTGCATGGATTCCAGACTGCCGTCAATTTCAGCTTCTCTTGGTCGTTTTTGGGGTTCAACGATAAGTACTTTCATATGGGTTTCCTTTCTGAGCCGTCTGCAGGGCAGTTTGTTCTGCCCCTTGGCTCTTTTGTTTTTAGTTCAATCTGATGCGAATTGCAGGGTATTCTTTTGCATTGCCCCAGATGTCCGGTCTGATTATCGTGCAAAGTCCTTCAATGCTGCATCCCTGTGCAGCAAGTTTATGCAGATTTTCAAGAAGTGCTGTGCTTGTTTCTGTAACCGCTATGGTTTCAACTCCCGCCTCTCTCATCGTCTTAACAAAGTCGCTCATGTCTGTTGTCCAGGGAAGCTCATTGCATTCAAATTCGCTGCTGTTGTGGTTGAGGTTGAATTCGTAAGTCCAGTAGGCTTCAAGCGTTCCCCGGCTCAGCTTGGTTGCATCGTTTTCAGAATTTATTCTGAGGTTTTCAAAGTAGTTTTTAATCTGTTCGTTCATGGTGTTTTCCTCCAAATTTCGTGATTTCGGTCGGTTTCACGTTCTGTTGTGTTGTATATTACCGCATCTCAGGCTGATAGTCAACGGTATCTGCGATAATAAATGTAACAAACATCATGCCGAAATTGGAGCCCTGATTGTGTAGAATATGACAGCAGCACAAAGCCGCCCTGTCGGCTTGTGTGGCGGTTCATTGCAATAGGGATATAATTTTGTACGGAGGAATCCCTGAATTGCCACACAGCCAAACGTGGCGGCTTGTATTCGATTATTCTGCTGTGTTACGGTGAATGATGCTGATGATTTTTTCCTGTTCTTCCAGGGAGATTCCCAAGGTTTCAAGAGCCTCACGGATTCCGCAGTCGGGGCAAATCAGCGTTTCATTATCTACCCTTGAAAGTGCAGGAACTTCAGTATAAACACATCCGCATTTCGGGCAGGTTCTTTCATTCGGGGTTTCATTTTTCATTGTTGGCAACCCCTTTCAGACTTTTTTCATAGGCTTCATCAAGGTACTTGAAATCAAATCCGAAAATGGTGTATCCGAATTTGCAGGTGCTGACATATGCAGAAGTTGGAATTCCAAGCCTGCGTTCTTCGTGCATGACATACACAAAAGCGTCAATCATTTTTCCGGTTTCGGAAAGTCTGATTTTCATATTTTTCTTGTAGTAAAAATTAGGACAGCCCTCGTAGTCATCAAGACTGCGTTCATCGGATTTTGTCACTTCCCAGACAGCAACCGGAACAAGCGAACCTTTCTTCTTTTCAATGGTGAGGTAAGAGCCTGTTTTGCTGCCCTTGTAGAGAAGTTCGTAACCTTTGATTACGCTTGTTCCCACAATCTTTGCCGTAGGGCATCTGAATTTCATCTGACGGACATTGAGGTTTGAGCCATAAGCAAGGTAATATCTTTTCATCTGCATCTTCCTTTTTGTAAATTCCGCTTTGCGGTAGTCACATATTAACTCTTTCGGAGGAAAAATGCAACCCGCTAAATTCACAAAATATCTGTGCCTTTTCTTGTGTGGTATTTGTTCAGATTACACTTTGCGAAATCAGGGGCTGTGTGGGCTTGTGTGAAACTTTTCTTGAGACTGGGAAAACTATACCACAAAAGCAACGTGGGCGGCAGTGTTGCCCCCCGTTGCCTTTGAGGGGCGAGCCTTTTCAGGCTCTGCCATATCTAAAAGCTGCATCTCCGTCAAGGTTCTTGGTAAGAAAACTTCTCGCTGTGGAGAACTCTTCGCCAACCAGTCCCAATCGAATCAGCCATGTTCGCATTGCGAATTTCGGATTCTCCGTTTGCTGTGGCTTTGGACTTGCCGTTTTCAGTTCCTTTGCCATTTCGGAAAGGGCAAGGCAAAGCTGAATGTAGCTTTTCAATTGTCCTGCGTGAAGTCCGTTTTTCTTTTCTGCTGTTGGTCTGTCAAACTGGAAAAGTCGAAATTCGATTGTGCTTTTTGTAAAGGTTGCGTGATAATTCAGCATATGGTATCGGCTGTCGTTGTAATGTTGATTTCTGCCATAATTCGCACCGTTTGCTGTGTACCAGATATCTGCAAACTGTGCCATTGTGGTGGGTTTCTTTTTGTTCAGTTCTTCAATGAATCTTGGGTTTACTGTTCTGCAATATCTGTTCATTCTGCCCTGGTCAATTTTCAAAGCATCTGCAATCAGTTTTTCGTGGCTTGCCATGATGTTTGCAAGGTTTCTCAGGCTCTGTGGTGTGTGTCCGTTTGCTCCTATGTGAATATGAACTCCTGCCCCAACCCCTGCGTGGCTTACTGCTCCTGCCTTGCGAAGCTTTCTGACCAGTTCCTGCAAGGTTTCAATGTCGCTGTAGTGAAGAATCGGTGTAACCAGTTCGCACTTTTCAGCATCGCATCCTGCAATGCTGACGTCCTTTTGAAATTTCCATTCTCTGCCCTGAGTATCCCAAGCTGACCAGGTGCTGTATCCGTTTCGGCTTGCTGTGAATTCGTATCTGCCTGTTCCAAAGAAGTCTGCGGCAAGCTTTGCAGCTCGTTCTCTTGTGATGTGGTTCATCTCAATTTCAACTCCGATGGTCTGGTTTTTCAGGTTTTTAATCTGTTTTTCTGTTTTAGCGTTCATGGTATTTTCCTCCGTAATTTCGGGCTTTCCGCCCTTTCGTTGTATCACATATTACCGCATTACGGAGGACATATCAAGCGGCTAAATTAACAGAAAAACAGACTGTATATCCGCTGAATGATTGTGTAATATACAGTCTTGCTTTACTTGATTTTCTATGGTAAAATACAGTATGATGAAATAGGTTCTCGCTTATTTTTCGGCTTCCAAAACCTTGAAAGAATCTACTTCGGGAATGATTGCAAGGGAGGAGCCGTTCTGCCATTTCATGTGTATGGAACCCAGATCATCGATATGAGTGACCTCACCGATTGTTCCGGGAAGAATGGGATATTTTTCATTTCGCATAGAAATCAGCCGTATCTTCGTTCCAACCGGGTACTGTTTTCGGAGTTGTTCCAGATAGTTTTTATTCGGAAACTTCATGATTTGCCGCCTTTCTGAAAGCTGAACTGCCTGAAAGATTTCTGAGCAATGCCTTTCTTGCTGACTTGTATTCTGCTCCAATCATGCCCAATCGAAGAAGATAGCAACGCATTGTGTATTTGGAATTATCAGTAGTTTCAGGCTTGTTGTTGATACGCTTCTGATTCTTTGCAAATTCGCAGAGCATGGAAATGAAAATGCAGTAGGCATCTGCATCACCATCATTTTCAACGATGAACCAAGGAAATTCTACTTTATCATCAGACTGAATAATGTCCAATGAATCTGTTTTGAAAGCTGCCTGAAACAGGAAGGCTTTATTTTCACAGATTTGGTGGAGATTGTTCAGGGTATGTTCTGTGAAAAAGTCCGCAGGCATCTGAACGGTCAGTTTATTTGCTGACGGAATTTCATACCCTCTGCTTGCAAGTTCACTAATCAGCATTTCAACCTCTTTTCCATCTGCTGAATCACTGATTTCAAGGTTGCCTTCTTTGCTAACGGTGTAAAAGTCACCAATTTTGTATGCACAAGTCGGCATATACTGATATTCGGCAGGAGCACCGATAATCTCGCTGATGGTATTTACCAGTTCCTTTCGTTTTTCTCCTGTAAGCTGAAATTCAATTATCATATGTTTGACCTCCTTTTTGGTAGTACACATGATAACTCAGAATGGCACAGATAGCAAGTGTGGGATATGTAGAATTATTTTCCCTCGTTTTGTGCATAATAGGCGATTCCTGACAGCACAAACAAAGCGTTGCTTGAAGCGATACCATTTCCCCACATTTTATAAGCGGCACTATCAGAATACGGATTTTTCAGCCACTTTTCAATCTGCTTACAGGATTTTGGTTTGCAGTTCTTACCAACAGCTTTGTTGTATGTTTCAAAAACATTCTGCCACCATGTGACCTGTTCTTCGGTCGGATTTTCAATGCTGATATCGTCACACCACCAAGTCGGCATACCTTGCAGTAACGCACATTCCTGCGGTGTCAGTCGCCTTACGATGTATTCAATTTCAGGAGTGCTGTCATTGACAACAGGCGGATCTTTGTAATCTGATGCCACAAGCGTATTTGCTTTTTCCTTTTCAGCAACGGTATGATGAGAATTTTTACTTGTGGAGTATTTCGGATGAGCGATTCCGCCTGCTCCCGATGCAACGATTGTGGGAGATTTTTCTTCTTCCACCTGAAAACTGAATCGTGCGTTGTAACCCTGATTCATTGCAGGTCTGCCGATGCCATATGAAACAGCGTGATTTTCAGTACAATTCAGCGTATACATAGTTTCCGATTCCTTGTATCCGTCACCATGATGTGAAGGACGGCTTCCATTACCTTCAATGACAACAATTCCACCCTGATTTTTGCATGGAGACTGATTGCTTGTATCAATTGTTCTTGCAGTATCTGCTTCGTAAAATCCGCTGTTGGGATTGTCGGAAAGCATGGAATTGCTGTATTTTCCGCAGATGCCGTATGCTTTATGAAAATGTTCCACCACAAACGGCTGATTATTTCCGCCCGTTCCATATGTAGCCGAAACTGTTTCCGCTACTTCAACAGGACCCTTAAATCGTGTATCTTGCCCGTGATTTGAAAAAACTAACCCTGTGCTTGTTTCTTCAGAGCAAGTTCCAAAACTTCCGGCAGTTTCTTTCCACGAACAGAAGCTCTGCGGAGAATACCCAGACAGGCTTTCGGACTCAAATAATATTTTTGAGGCACATTCACCATCAAAATCTGCGACAAGGTAGATACGCATTCTTCTCTGGGGTACACCCCAGTACTGAGCATCGACTGTCCTGTATGCGAGAGAGAAACCATCTGCCAGGATTTCTCCTGACTTTGTCCACTTTTCAGGTTTAGGGACAGATATGTCCGGGATTTTGATTTTGCAGAGTTCTTCGAGGACGCATCGGAAGTCCTCTCCTTTGTTGGAGGATAGAGCCCCAACGACGTTTTCCCACACTGCGAATCTCGGGTATTTACCATTGGTTGCACACCTCATTTCCTTGATAATTCTGACTGCCTGAAAGAATAGTCCGGAACGTGCGGCATTCAAGCCTTGACGTTTGCCTGCGACACTAAGATCGGTGCAGGGCGAGCCAAAGGTGATAATATCCACAGGCTCGATTTCAGCACCGTTGATACAGTTGATGTCGCCCAGATGCTTTACAAAAGGCAGCCGCTTTTCTGTAACAGCGATCGGAAACGGCTCTATTTCTGATTTCCAGACAGGTACAATACCAGAGAGCATTCCTGCCATTTCAAAAGTTCCGGAACCGGAAAACAGGCTGCCAAGGGTGAGAGGTTTATTCATCTGACACCTCCACATCCTTGTATTCGATTCTTTCGCCGTTACGCATCAGATACACATCATCAGACCTGCCTTCATGGAGTTTAATGTATCTTTCCACTGCAACATCAACGAACTTTGGTTCCAGTTCAACACCAAAGCATACACGGTTTAATTGCTCACAGGCAATCAGGGTAGATGCACTGCCCAGAAATCCGTCAAGCACCATGCCGTTTGTCTGCGTACACTGAGAAATCAGGTAGGCGATCAATGGGACAGGTTTACTGGATGGGTGTCCGCAGCCGTCTTTCTTGCTGTTTTTGATACGGTCAAATTCAAATACCGTTTTCTGTTTCTGATCACCATACCAGATATGCTTTCCGTCCTTACGCCAACCCCAGATGATCGGTTCATGAATGTATTTCCAGTCGGTACGAGTGAGAACAAGGCGGTCTTTCTTCCATACAAGACCTGCACCCACCTTAAATCCTGCATCTTCATATGCATCATGAAATACACGAGCCTTTGACGTCGCATAAAACACATAGATGCTTGCATCTTTTGCCATGGATTCCTTGAATCTCTCAAATGCGGATTTCAGAAATTCATAGCCCTTTTCATCGTCAAGGTCATCGTTTTTGATCTTGCCGGATGTACTTTCCAGATTGACAAGATACGGCGGATCGGTACAAACCAGATTGACTTTTGTATCTCCCAAAAGTGCTGTATAGGTTTCAGGCAAAGTGGAATCTCCGCAGATGACGGTATGTTTTCCAAGATGCCAGATGTCGCCGGTTTTGGATTTGCATGGCTTTTCCAGTTCTGCGTCTACATCGAAATTATCTTCTTTTGCCTCATCGCTGTCAATTGCAAAGAGGTCAGCGATTTCTTTTTCATCAAATCCGGTCAGACCAAGGTTAAAACCGAGATTCTGCAATTCTTCCATTTCCACAGCAAGGAGTTCTTCATCCCAGCCGGCATCTAATGCGGTTCTATTTGCCGTAAGAATGTAGGCCTTCTTCTGTGCTTCGGTCATATGGTCAACAAATACACAAGGTACTTCTTTGATGCCTTCTTCTTTTGCTGCCATAATACGTCCATGTCCGGCAAGGATCGTGTAGTTCTTATCAATAACAACGGGGTCTACAAAACCAAACTCCCTTAGAGAGGAGCGAAGTTTCAGGATCTGTTCCTTGTTGTGTGTTCTGGCGTTATTGGCGTAGGGGACTAACTTGTCAATATCAACAAGCTGAAATTCTGTAGTCGTTGTCATCTGTAATTCCTCCTCTGCTGGATTCTGAGCATACCTTTTCGGGCGGCATCCATATTGCCTTTGACAGCCTGTCCTTTTATCGTTCGGTATTGCTGTTTGGTAAGATAGGGTCTGTTATTTTTCAACTCTCTCCAAAAGTTATTATCTGCTTTCATAAAAACTCACTTTCTGCTGCGGAGCAGCTTTTCCATCATATCCTCCTGTGGATTGCCTTGGAATTCCACAGAGCAGTTTTCACGGACTATCTGAAAAATCTGATTCCAGATTTGGTTTGCCTGTTTCATATAGTTCTGCGACATTGCAACGTAGGGCGAAGCAATAGCGGCTCCTGTGGTTGGATGCTTGGAAATGTATCCATATTTTGTGACGATCTGCTCGCAGTGGATCCAACGGGAAATGCTCATGGCATACTGTTCCACAAGCTGTCTGCTGACGATTTTCTCGCAGGAACGTTCTTTCAGCCATTGATAGGTTTCTGTATACACATCATCTGCAAGGAGTTTTGTGCCGTCACGCTGTAATTCTTTCATGAAATCTCTGACAGGCGGTGTTTCAGCGGATTC